TATTTACTGCACAAGATACTGTTGAAGCCAACTATCTTTTGGCCGTGATACATTTTTTTAGATCAGTTACCAAGATGTTTTATGGACAAGATGCACAGCGTGGATCGCCGCCGCCTTTGGTATTTCTCAGCGGTCTGGGAGATTTTCAGTTCAATCAACATCCTTGCTTGGTATCAAACTTCAACTATACCTTGCCTTCGGATGTTGACTATATCCGTGCTCAGAGCACCTTGAGCAACGGCGGCAATCAATTGGCTGCTCGCACCAGACAAACTACCCTGGGCAATCCCATAGCCAGCACCATTGCCCGACTGGCCAGTCTCGGACAGGCAATCCAGCCTGGCGCTGTAGCTGCACCCTTTGCTCCGCAAGGCAGTTTGGCCGCAGGTAATCCCACCTATGTTCCTACCAAAATGGAAATAAGTCTCAGTCTGTTGCCGGTGCAGACTCGCAGTCAAGTTAGCCAACAATTCAGTCTCAAAGGATTTGCCAACGGTAACTTGCTCAAAGGAGGATTCTGGTAATGGCAGCAGTAACATACAATTCTACCAGTCCGTATTTTACCACGGGCTATACACAGTTTTATCTCAGTCCCATGGTCAATAGACCCATACCAAAACTGCCAGATGATCAGCAGATGGTGATAAATTTGACCTACCAATACAGACCAGATCTGCTGGCGTTTGATCTGTACCAAACGCCAACTCTGTGGTGGGTTTTTTATCAGCGCAATCCCAACACATTGACAGCACCCCCGTTGGACTTCAAAGCAGGTACTACAATCTATCTTCCATCAATAATTACCCTGCGCAACACCCTGGGATTCTGACATGGCCACAGCAGAAGACATTCGGGTTGCACTGTTCAGAGCCCAACGCAAATTACTCAATGACCAGATTAGACTGGATTCTAATCCTGGAAATCTTGATTATCAACGACTGGTTCAAGAAGATATAGACACTATATCCAGTCTCCAAGCACAATTGGCCGCTGCTGTTCAGGTCAGCAGTGCCAGTGCTGGAAATTTGGTCAAAGACGATCAGTTGGCCACAGCACCCAATGCGCTGCCACAAGCACCCAATAGTCCTCAGCAAGTGCTTCAGCCCGACGGTCGAATTGCCACTGTGCCGGACACAACGTCGGGCACCAACGCCACACCGCCGATTGATTCGTCTACTAGTGTTGTCAATGTGGACCGTGGCCTGGCTGCGCCGGTTAGAACTCTTGTTCAAACACAGGCCACAGGTCCCTATACTCAAGGCATCGGCATCAGAGCCGAGGACGGCACACTGTCTACTCTTAGAAGGAATCCCGAAACAGGTGAGCTGTACGATCCTGGTGGCATGCCCGGGGGCGTTGACTTGGCAACTCGCCCCGGTGTGGGTGCTGACAACGAGGACACTGGTACAATAAAAAATTCAACCAAAGCCGAAATTGACAAGGTGTTTGGCTCAGACAATATTGTGCCTCAGTCCAACATATTGGATCAATACAGCAGTTACACCTACACGGCATCAGTTTATCTCATGAGTGCCGAAGCTTACAGGACCATGTGCAACACACAGCAAAAGAATCTGCGCGGCAGCCAATTGCTGTTTCAAAGTGGCGGAGCTCCAGTAGCTGGTCGTAACCCCTATTTCAGTGACGATTATTACATTGACAAAATCACATTGGAATCGGTGATTTCGGGTCAGGGAACCCGCCAAGCGCACAATGTCAACCACATCAGAATGACTGTGATAGAACCCAACGGTATCACGTTGATCAACAACATAGACCGAGCCTTGAATGCCGAACTGGGACTCGATGCCAAAAAGAAAAATTTTAATGCACAACAATACCTGTTGGTCATTAGATTTTATGGCTACGATCAGGCCGGTAACTTGGTGCAGGCCAATCGACCCAACCCTTATGGAGCTACAGATCCTTCTGCGGTTGTAGAAAAATTCTTTCCCATGTGTATCACCAACATCAGATTCAAGGTGGCCAACAAGCTGGTTGAGTACGACATAGAAGCCACTGCCCCTAACTACAATATAAATGTCGGGTCAAATCGTGGCAGTATTCCCTACAACGTGGAGCTCAGTAGTGGAACAGTCAAGGATGTGCTGTCTGGTTCACCTGCCACCGCCACTGTTGCTGAGTCAGGAACAACCACAAATACCAATTCTACCACTGCACCGGCTGCTCCCGAAAAAGCCAATGCAGCTAAATCTGTCAACACAACCATTCGGCAAGGACTCATGGCTGCTCTCAATGCGTATCAGAACGAATTGGTACAGCGAGGAACCTATCAATATCCAGATACCTATAGTGTTGAATTTGCCAATCCCAGCATAGCCAACGCCAGTATTGTGACCGAAGGAGCTAACAAAAAAAGCAAACCAATGATCAATCCCACCACAGCAGCGGCTGCATTGGATCCTAATAAACAAAGCATGGACAATTCTGCCAGAACAGTGAGTATTGTGGCAGGAACACAAGTTGTTCAGGCTCTGGAGCTGATACTGAGAAACAGCAGCTACATGACTGATCAGGCCGCTGTGGTAATTGATGAAAACAATCAGATACAAAAAAGCAACAGTGCTCCGGCTAGAAATTTGGCCTGGTATAAAATAGGCACACGAGTCACGCCGGGTCAGTACGATTACAAGCGCAATGACTATGCCTACAATTTAACTTATGTTATCAGTGCTTATAAAATCAATCAAATGATCAGTGATTATTTTTTAAGTCCCACCTATAAAGGAGTTCACAAACAATACAATTATTGGTTCACCGGAGAAAATACCGAAGTGTTGTCCTATGAACAGAATTACAATGCCTTGTATTCGGCAGTGTTGAGTGGTGGTCCGGGCGGACAAGTAGTAAACGAAGCAATCAAGCGAAACTTCCAGCCACGCAGTGGAGAAAGTAGTCAAGGTGCAGCTGGCCGAGTCAATGAAATTGGTGCCAATGCTGCAGACTATCTGTACAGCCCCAACGACTTGCAAAATGTTACCCTGCAGATAGTGGGCGACCCAGCTTGGTTACAACAGGACGAAGCATTTTGTGGCTCTAGAGCTGGTTTTTTTAATTTTGATCCTTTCTTGCCCGACGGTACCATAAATTACGAGTCACAACAAATTCTATTTGAAATTTTAATCAACACATCTAATGATTATGATCTTACAACAGGACTGATTGATCCTAACACACAGTCTACTGTTTTTCAAAATGGTGCTCGAGCTCCCGGTGCGGCAAGACAAAGCTATGTGTATCTGGCCGTCAGTTGCACCAGTGAGTTTGTCAAAGGAAAATTTACACAGGTGCTCAAAGGCAGCTTGCTTACCTACTTGCCAGATCAAACCTTTAAACAAAATCAACAAAACACCGCTGCTCTGGCCCAGTCGGCAGTCAACTCACTGAGTCCCAACAGACAAGGTTCAAGTAATTCGAGCAATCTTGCCAGTTTTCTAAGTACTCCGGCATTCTTGCCAGCAGCAATATCGAGAGGTCTGCAACAAATCAACCGGCAAGTCAATGACATTTCGGGAGTTCAAACAGCAAGACCGTCGGCGGTGCCAACAGCTCCCACCAGCGATGGACAGTTGATAGGCATAGTAAACACTGCTTTATCTGCACCGCCGACATTGAACAATCTATCTACAATTACAGGCAATCCACTCAAGGTGCTGGATCCATATTATGGGTTAACACCTGAGCAAATAAAAGCTCTAGGCACTGCCGACCCCACTGATCCTTCCAATCGAGCTAGGTTAGGTATACCACAAATCTCTGAAATTCAAAGAGCACCGGTGATAAACCCACTAAGTAGTCAGACCGTGGCAGGCACCGACGACTCGGGTGACAATGTAGTGATCAAGACACTGAATCAAACAACACAACTACCACAACAAGATCAACCAGTGGATACTCCGGTTGATTTGAATGATTTTTTTAGATAAAGCATGGCAGAGAATATACAACGAAGTCGAGGACGAGCCCCAGGATACAAATTTGATCGTGGCGGTCAACCAACCGAAATGGGCCCATACATTGGCATTGTGGTCAACAATGTCGACAACACTCGCAGTGGCCGCCTACAAGTCTACATTGCTGAATTTGGAGCCACAGACAAAAACGGTTCGCCAAATCTATCAGACGAAACACTTTGGCGCACAGTCAGTTATTGCCCGCCGTTTTATGGGGCCACTGTTCAATTGGGCACCAGTGCAGGCGCCGGCACCTATCCTGGGAACAGCAACAGTTACGGCATGTGGTTTACTCCGCCTGACATTGGAGTACAGGTATTGTGTTTCTTTGTGGCCGGCGACCCCAGTCAAGGGTACTATGTTGGCTGTATACCGGTAAATGGCATCAATCACATGATTCCGGCCATTGGTGCTGCGTCTAACTACGTGCTTGGAAATAAAAAGCAAGGCAATTATTTTGACAATGCCAAACAGTTACCGGTGAGTGAAATCAACGAACTTAATCCGGCTATCAACAATAATCCTAAATTTTATAATCAACCCAAGCCGGTGCAGAGTGTGGTTGCTGGAACATTTCTACAACAGGGACTAATCAATGATCCTGTGCGCGGACCCATCAACAGCAGCAGCCAACGCGAAAGCCCTAGCTCGGTATATGGTATCAGCACTCCGGGTAAACCCATATATCAAGGCGGCTTAGATCCCAAAATCATACAGACCAAATTGAATTCTGGCTCAGTTAAACCACAGGACATAGTGGTGATTGGTCGCATGGGCGGGCATACCTTGGTCATGGATGATGGCGACCTATCGGGCAACGACACCCTGGTGCGCATACGCACAGCCAAAGGTCATCAGATCACCATGAGTGATGATGGCAATTGTTTGTATATCTGTCATGCCAATGGACAGAGCTGGGTTGAGTTGGGGCAAAACGGCACTATAGATCTTTACAGCACCAACTCGGTCAATGTACGAACACAGGGCACGTTGAACCTACATGCCGACAAAGACATCAACCTGTACGCCGGCGGCAGTATCAGGGCAAAGGCCAACACTCAACTTCAATTGGAAGGTGTGACAGGTATAACCATAAACAGTGCTCAGGCCATATCCATGTATGGACAAACTCGAATTGGCATAAGAAGCGACGGTGCACTGGCGCTGCAAAGCAAATCTGGCAGCTGGAACGCTGGATCAAGTTTAAATTTAAAAGCATCTGTTATTAATCTAAACGGTGGATCTGCAGCACCAGTTAGTCCTGTGGCCAGTATGAATGGATACAAACTGGCTGATACTCGGTGGGTGTCCAATATTGGGTGGGTATCAGAGTCGGGAGTGTTATCAACTATTGTCACTAGAGCACCCACCCATGAACCATTCAAAGGACACAACAGCGGAGTTGATGTTACTGTCAATTTAAATGACACATCAACCGCCGCTGTTGCTGCCACTGCCTCTACTGAAAATGTTGCAATTGCTCGAGTAGGCAGCAATGCTGAATTGGCCCAAGTTGCATTCCATAGAATAGATTCACAGCCGGTGATATTGCCCATCAGCAAAGGCGACTTTCTTGGAACAAAACCGGCGACAACAACCATACCGGTGGCAGCAGAATGACCGTATTCACCATAGAACAAGTTACTGCACTTGTGGCCCAGGCTCAAGCTGCTGCCACCTACACATCTGTTGATGCTGCCGGAAATTTATTACCTGACTGGTACATCAACAACAGTGGAGTGGCAGTATATGCAGGCCCCGATCTGGTCACCAGGGGAATAGGTCTTTACGGACAAACACCGTCCAATTTGGTTTTGGTTGGGCTGCTAAAATCTGCAGCTTTGAATCTTATAGTTGAACCTGCCATGACTCTTACTGTGTTGAATTCTCCGGCTGTGTGGACCGGGGCAAACGGTATTAACAGTTTGGCTGATTATTTAGATTCTTCCGTGTTGCAAGGGCAAGTTCAGGTCATGCTGTATGATGGAGCGTATCAGGGATTGCTCGACTACGAAGTAATCACCGGTAGCGAAGAAGCCAGATACATTGCTGCCTTTTTGCAACCCGCTGCCAAATACGGAGTCGATGCCATAGTCGACTACCTACAAGGCAACACAAATCTTGACTTGTCCTCGGCCATAGAAGTTGCCGGCCGTCAAGGAATTTATGCTATAGATTTTGTTGATGCCAATGGCAATGAACTGAGCATGGCTGCCGAACCAGTAAGTTCCAACAACACAGTAATTAGAGATCAGATTGATCAAGCTGTGACAGATACCATTGACAATCCCAAAATACCCACGCTGGAATATGCCAATATTGCAGCCGTCGAAGCCGGAGTTGTTGCATCGGCCAAAGCAGCTGAATTACTAGCTGCCGTTGGAAACATAAAAATTCCTATACCCGCTAGCAGCAACGAAGACGGAACTTTCCGCTTTGCGCCCAGACCAAGGCGAGGTTAAATACTAAACCATGCCGACATTCATTGGATTTAACACTCAAGACCAATACAAAAAGTTTACATTATTAGATGCAGATTTGGTCAAACGTGACTTGCTAAACGGTCTAAACATCAGGCAAGGTCAACTGCCCGGTCGTCCACAGTTTGGAACCACACTGTGGGAAAATCTATTTGAAAATCAGTCACCCGCATTGGTTGCTGCTATAGAAAAAGAAATCCAAAGAGTAGCTGGCTATGATCCACGTATACAAATATCAGACACACAGGTTTTCCCACAGGAAAATGGAATATTGATACAGGTGCAGTTGGCCATAGTTCCCAGCACCACTGCACAACAACTGAGTATATTTTTTAATCAGCAACAACGTCGAGCCAGCTATGTTTAACTGAGCCGTTTTTGATTTCTATAAATACAAGAATACAGGATCATCATGGCATCTACTACAAGACAAACAGTAATTTTTGGGGTTGAGGATTGGAAAAGAATCTATCAAACGTACCAAGAAGCAGACTTTCAAAGTTATGATTTTGAAACCCTACGCAAAAGTTTTGTAGATTACCTACGCTTGTACTATCCAGAAACCTTCAATGACTACATTGAAAGCAGTGAATTTATTGCCCTGTTGGACGTCATGGCCTTTATGGGTCAAAGTCTAGCATTCCGTACAGACTTAAACACTAGAGAAAATTACATCGACAGTGCCGAACGCAGGGACAGTGTGGTACGTTTGGCCAATTTGGTCAGCTATACTCCCAAACGCAATATAGCAGCATCTGGATATCTCAAAGTATTTTCAGTATCGACCACAGAAGATGTCACTGACATCAATGGCATCGATCTGGCCAATGTAACAGTCAACTGGGCAGACCCTACAAACTTTTCGTGGCAGGAACAGTTTACCGCAATTATCAATGCCGCACTAATTGACGCACAAAGAATAGGTGTTCCAGGAGCACGAGCAACAATACTGGGAGTCGACACAGCAGAATACAGTATTAATCTTGTGCCGGGCTATCTGCCGGTGGTACCTTATACGGCCACAGTAGACGGCATCAACATGCCATTTGAAGCAGTCACTTCCACAATTGTTGGACAAAACTATGTGTATGAGCCCAGCCCCAAGCCCAGCGGGAAATTTAACATAATGTTCCGCAACGATCAATTGGGATTTGCCAGTGCCAACACTGGGTATTTTTTCCTGTTCAAGCAAGGAGCGTTACAAAATCAAGATTTTAATTTGGTCGATCGTGTAAGCAATCGCACAGTGGATATCAACATCGAAGGAGTCAACAACACTGACGTTTGGCTGTATCAACTGGACAATGTTGGCAGCATTGCCAGCGAATGGCAGTATGTTCCCAGTGTGTACGGTGCTGCAGCAGAGCAAACTGATCCAGGTCGTCGTCCTCTGTTCAGTATCACCAGCAGAACCAATGATCAAATAACCTTGACCTTTGGTGACGGGGTGTTTAGTGACATTCCGGTAGGAACTTTCCGTAATTATGTTCGAGCAAGCAATGGATTGCAGTATATTATCAATCCACAGGAAATGCAAAACATATCAATACCTATCAGCTATGTGAGTCGTACTGGACAATTACAAACTCTGACATTTACCTGCGGTATTACCACACCGGTATCAAATGCACAACCTCGTGAAACTCTGGCAGAAATCAAGGCCAATGCTCCTGCCAGATACTACACTCAAAATCGCATGGTCAATGGCGAAGATTACAATAATTTTCCACACACTGCCTACAATTCAATTTTAAAAAGCAAGGCACTGAATCGCGCCAGTATCGGCGTTAGTCGTTATCTTGATCTAGTGGACAACACTGGCAAGTATTCCAGCACCAACACTTTTAGCAGTGACGGTGCCATGTATCAAAGCTATAGTTTGCCTACTTTCCAGTTTGTTACACAAACCAGCAACGAAACCAATAGTGTTATTTTAAACGAAGTTCAGCCGTTACTGGCCAAGAGTCAGGCACAACAATTCTATTATGCACAATTTCCAAGAGCCAATTTGGCACCGTTGACTTTGAGTTGGCAGCTCAGCAC